CTAAATCGTCATTAGCTAATTTTGTTTCCGTAGGTGCAACGTAATTATCTTCATAAATCTTATAATCAGGTTGCGCTGGTTTATCCTTATAAGAATTAACCCACATATTGTAACGCTGCCCGTTAATTGAAAATTTAATTACCTCTTTGCCGTCTTTGGTTTGGTTTTTCCAAGCCCCGATTGATTCTTTTTTTTCTGACATTTTATAATTGATTTGTGGAATCCTCTGATTCCGGTTTAAAAAATACTGCTTTTACTTGGCATCCCGCTTCCCATTTATTCAGGAATCCTTTTAGTTCGTTATAAGCTTCTGTTGAATACCAACAATAATGATATACTTCAGCTAATAACATTTGACGTTCCATAGGTAGCAATTTTTGCATCCCATTTTCTAAGTCTTGATAGGTTTCTTGCATCTTATTGTTTTTGGTTAGCTAATATGATTCTATGAGCCTTGTCGTACTGCTCATTCGTAGTGTATGCGCTAATCTTTATTGCCGTTTTACTTTTAAGACTTTCATCCCAAATAGTATTCTCTAATAAGGTAATTAACTTCATACGTTTTTCCTCGCCCACCTCGTCTTTATGTTCATTCGTACTATCTGCGTCCTTTGTATCATCTATTGCAAATAATCCGTTTAAAGCATACTTACGGGCGTATGAACTTGCTGATCCTGTTATCTGTGCAGCGTCCATTCCTTTTTTAACGTCTTCCTCGCGCGCCCATCCGTAAACCTTTACAGGTATTTCTTCATTGGTTTCGTCTATTAGCATAGCAGTTGCCTTTACATAAACTCGATCGGCTACTTGTACTATTTCATCACTAATAAGAAGGGCGGTTTCATACTTGAAAAGTATTGGCTTTACTGCTTCGATTATATCCTCTGCGCTTCGGTATTTATATTTGCCAAAGGAATTTACTTGGTTTTTAGGCGCTTTTAATTCCGCCTGAATTTTTACTAATTTCATAGATTTATTTTAGGTTTATAAATTTAATACATATCCCCGTACTCCTCAAATTTTTCTGTCCATTCAGACATAGGAGTAAAAGGTATTGCTGGAAATGGGTTTTTAGGTCTTTCTAATAAATGCGGATAATAAATAGCTTTAAAACTCTTTAAATCAGCACGCGCTTGTTTTAAAAGATTGTAACGATTTTCTGAATTAAATTTATTGCTCACATCAAATAGCCATTCGTAATACCTTACTCTGTCCTGAAGGTTTGATAGTTCGTGTAATGTATTCATTGTTTAATCTTTGGTTTCTAAAATTATTTCCTCAAGTACTTGGGTAGTCGGTTTTAAAGATCCGCCCTGCGCTAACAATAAAAACTTTTCATAGGCTTGATCCTTGTCATAGCTACCAGAATCCGATACAAAATATCCATCTTCTTTTGTGTAAAAATAAGGATCATTGGGTTTGTTAAATTTTGTTTCCGAAACAAATTCAAATTTTTTCATAGTATTTATGCCGTATGGTTTTATTACGACAGGACAAATATACAACTTTTATCCATAATATATACACTTTATTAAATTATTTTACAAAAAAAAGCCACTTATTATAAGCGGCAATAGATTATATATAATTATTTATTTATATATCATCCTCAACGTCAAAGATTTCAGCGTGCATTTCCCCTATTACGTTGGCAATAATATCCAAAGACTGCCTTCTAATTGTCTTGATCCTATTAGCCTCCATCTTAGATACTAAAGTCAAATCAATATCCTCTACGGCTGATATTGCATAATAGGCGCAACTAATCAAATCGCTTCGGGTTGTAGTTTCTGCGTCTTCCCATTCTATTTCCTCGCTTACTTCTGATTGTTTTTCGTCTGACATTATAAATCTTTTAAAATTATTTCATCAGGTCGTTCTATTTCCTTAAACTCCATTCTATTGCCGCCACGAATCTTTGCCAACATTTGCTTTATTCCCTTTTCAATATCATATAATTCGCTTAGTTTTTTAATAAAAAATTCCTCTTGCTGTTGTAGCGTCCATTTATTAAATCCTTTTGGCATTCTCATTAGTTTTAATTTTTATAAGTTTTTTTAAATAAATTGACAAGTCCAATGATTCCTCGTAAGCGTGTTGCAGCCACTCTAATTCTGTGAGATCCGTTCTGTCCATAGTCGTTCCGTATTCCTTTAATCCTTTCTCCTCACGCGCTAACAAATCATCTATAATATTATATAAAATTCTGGACATTATTTATCAGTTTTAGAATGAAATTTATTACAAGTTTTGCACTTATATTGAATCCTGGTTAATCCTGTTGCCGTTACTACCTTGTTATTCTTGATTAAATCATCTGATCCACATTCAGGGCAAGAACCCCTGTCTGCTCCAAAGATAACTCCATAATGGGTTTTAGGCTCTATGTGAGCGCTTAATAGTTTAAAAACCTTTTCAAGCAATACAACGTCTTTTTTGCAATACTTAATCATTGCCTCCATTGCCACCTTGTCTTTATGCAAAAGAATGTTTTTCCAAAGACTATATTCTGTTTTAATCTTTTGTCCTATGCCTAAAAAATCCGCTATGTAATTAAGCCTATTTGAATTAAACCTGAACTTTTGACGCGCTACCTTTAGGGTATCAATAGTTGTATATTTTGGGAACATTTGGATATTGTGAAACAAGCACCTTGTCCTGATCCAAGCCAAGTCGAATTTATCCCCATTATGCCCAACCATTTCAGTAGCAACATTTGCAACCTCAATAAATTGTTCAAGCATACGTTTATCATTCTGCTTCGCATCCCATTGTAAAGCATATACTTCCTTTTCATCTTCCCACTTATAACAGATACAGATAATTGCACGTTCTTGAATTATGTTTGAATAATCGATATTTTTTTTGTAGCCTGCTTCCCAAAATAAGCCTATGTTAGGCGAAGTTTCTATGTCAAAAAATAGCCTTCTGCGTTTGGTTTTTAGCATTTAATAGGTTTTATATTGTGTCGATCCGTTTGTTCTTATTGCTTTTAATACTTGTTTTCTTTGCTTCCCTGTGCTTTCGTATGAAACGTGAACCCAATCCGGATTCTCATTCGTTCCAAATTCCCATATAAGCTGGTCAAATTCCAAGTTATCTTTTATAAAATTAAATACCATTTTGTTAGTAACTCCGTTAGGCGATCCGTCCATATCAATATCAATAGCTTCGCCTGTGCAATGCTGCGAAGTTAAACTACCTTTGATTACCCTATTTAATTCAATGGATCTGTACCCGCTTGAAATATGAATCGGGCAACGAAAGTTATTCCTGATAGGCTGGAATATATTTTCAGCTAATAGTTTCAAATTAGCAATATGCGATTCGATAGGCATATTTGATAACCCATTACGTTTTGCGCTTTCGCTTCTTATAATTTCGCTAAGATCTAAATGTTCTGATAGTTTCATATTTAATCCTTTTTAAATATTTTTTCTGCCATTGTATAACCAAATGCCGCGCCTGCTAAAGCAGCCACAGAATAAACAAGTGCCTCCGTAGGCGTATGGATTAACTTTACACAAAGGGCAATCGTACATAAAAAGCCACAAAGTCGCTTCATACTTAGTCGATTATTTTCCTCTGTAAAAAATTGACGCATACCTAAAATTTTAAATAGTACCCTAAAGAATAATTTAAAGTCGTAGCATTTAGGGTTATTACGCCCTTATTAGCCGTTTTAATCGCCATTCCGATACCTACACCCATTTGCCTATTATCCTGTCGCATATCGCCTAAAAAGCCTAAATAAAGGGCAGTCTTGTTCTTAGGTTGTATCGTGTTTGTAATATAAATAGTTTTTTCCTTAATATTTACCCCAACCGATCTGCCTTGTATTTTGTTCTGACTGATTGTGTCTTGTATATATGCGTATCCTAATGAATCTATGCGCATAGTATCGGAATAGACTTTTACTTGGTTGTAGTCTTTTACGATCGTAATTGTATCGTGAATTTCATTTGTAAGATAGGCAGTATCTAAAACTACAAAAGGGATCGATGCCCCCTTTTTATACTTAGTAAAAGTTTTCTGTTGGTAAACTGTATCCGTTTTAGTTACAACCTCATTTTTTGTATATGAAGGCGCGTTAATTAAAAACAAAATTATAATAAACAATAAAACCGCTATGGCTATATTCTTAATCATTTTTTACTTTTTTAGTCGCATTGTAATAATAACGGATCGCCATTGCACCTGATACGATGGCAACCAAGCCTGCAACTAAGGTCACAAAAGGTTGTACTTGGGTAATAGTTAAAGTTGCGGCGGTCATTGAAACTGCCGTGTTTACTAAGGCTTGGCTGCTATCTTGTGTCATTTAATCTTCTGTTACTTCTGTTGGTGGATTTTGTTCTTGCGCTAATTTACCTAAGAACTGCAATAATGGCAAGCCATACGCAGTCGGGATTGTGTTGATAAATTGCTCTAATTCTTTTACTTGTTGCTCGTTTAACGTAATCATATTATTTTATTTTATTCACAAATATAGTTATTTGTTACGGATTAACAAATGGCAAAGGTAAAACCACAATAGGTGGGTTAACTTGATTCTCTATTTGAGCATCTAAGTTTAGGTCTAAAGCCTCTGTATCTATTGTTGAATCTAACCAACCACAAACGATGTCATAGGTTAAGTCCTCGTAAGGTATAAAGTTAGCAACGTCATCCTTTGAGAAGGATTGTGCGCCGTAAACACTTGCAAAGTATTCTACTTCGTTAATTGTTTCTTTAGCGTTACGATTCCAATGAACATTTACGACAAAGTCGGTTAGGCTTCCGTCTTGTGGAACGCAGTCTAATTGATTAATGTACCAATATTTCATATTATTTATTTTAATTTTTCAACTATTAAATCACCATCTTCATCAAGCATATTAGAATTTATAATAGATTCATCGTATCTTTCTCCTATTACCATCCAGCTTATTTCATCACTTGAATTTTCATTATTACTTTCAATAGTTAAAATATTACCTATAACCTTTCCTTTAACCATATCCCACCCTGTTTCATTAGTAGTAAAACATTGAACATCCCTACAAAGAATAATAAATGTTCCTTCTGTCATTTTAGATGATAAATCTATATTAATTTGTGCTTTACCATTTACTAAATTTACTTTTCCTCTATAAATTAAATCAGCTTTTGGGCTTTCAGTTGAATAATGTAATAAAGTTTTAGTATTATCTAAAGGATGCTCTATTGCAAAAGACTTAGTTCCTGTAACAGTTTGATTACCTGCAACGGTCATTGTACTACATTCAATTCTTAATGGAACATAACTTGCTCCAGAACCATTTAAAGCTTGTATAATTGGACCATTATATGTGCTATAATATGGATAAAATTGAATCATACCATTTGTACTTCTCCAATTTGCAATAATTGTATTATCACTTCCTAATGCTTTTATTTCACCCCCACTTGTTATCCTCATTCTTTCGGTACCGCTTGTAAACATTATTAGTGGATATGCCCCACTAAGATATAAACTACCCGCATAAGATGCACCACCATAAAAAGAACCAGCACTATTATCTTGACCAACATAAAAAGAACCACTACCATTTTTTAATTCTAAAGCATTAAAAGAAGTTGATGTCGTTGAAGTAATATCTACAACACAAGAAGGATTTGCGATTGATAATTTTGCAGCTGGACTTGTAGTTCCAATTCCAACATTGCCACCGCTTGTGATACGCATACGCTCCGTATTGTTAGTAATTAACAATAACGGATGATTAGTTCTTGCTCCCATTTCTACCCAAGAGTTCGGGTTGTCTGCTGAAAACTGACCTCTAACAGTTGCACTATTTGCTGAAATAAATATAGTTGAATAACTACTTCCAGACATTTCAAAAGATGTTTGACCACTACCGCCTGGATTAAAAGGGCTTGTCGTTCCAAGTCCCATATCTCCTTCACTTGTAATGCGTAAACGTTCTGCGCTATTTGTGCCTAATACTAAAGGAATTGATTGTGTTGTAACAATACCCATAGAGGAACTATCAGTTGCTATATAACCATATCTTGTGCTTTGAGCATTATTCCAAAACTCCATTTGACCAACGCTATCAGCTGCTCTACCTCTTAATCTTAAATGTATTGCAGTACTATTGTTAGCAATAACATCTAAAGGAGAAGTTGGACTTGTATTATTTATTCCAACATTACCATCACTTGAACCAAAAAATACATCAAAGCCTGTACCACTTGAATTATAAGTTCTAATATTAAAATCAGTAATATAATTTGCTCCATATCCTTTTGCCTCTAAAGTTGTGGTTGGTCCACTACCCATTGAGAAAACTAATTGTCTTGGTGATCCGTAAGTTGGTGATGATCTAAATACTACATTTTCAGTTGATACATTTAAACCTGTTCCGCTATTTAGATTGATGTTTAATGCACCGCTTAAAGTACCTCCTGTTAAAGGCAAGTAAGCACTTAAATCACTTGTCAATGCTAAAGTACCTGTTGCATCTGGGTAAGTGTAAGTCCTACTTGTTGATGGGAAAGTAAGTAAAAATGTCTTTGTGTTAGATATTACAATATTTAAACTTGTTGGAGTTGCACCAATAACAGTAAATGCTCCGCTTAGTCCTACTGTTGAACCTTGACCCATTACATAACCATTTGTTGATTTGTAATAAGCCGCAGACATATTATAAATACCTAAATCCACGTTAGTAGTTGCTCCTGTATAAGGAACGTAACCACTTAAAGCAGAACCATAGTTAGGAATATTTAAAACTCCTCCACTATACGTTGCTACTCCGCTTGTTCCTGTTGTAGTTAAACTTATAGCGTTTCTTGCTCTTGTATCTGTAAAGTAAAGATTAGTTCCTTCTGCTATGTTTGTTGTAGTACCAGCAACGGCAGTCCACAATGAAGTTGAACTAACGTATTGTAATAAACTTCCGTTAGACGGACTTTGAGCCGCAACATTGTGCAACTCGTCCATTTCAAATCCATTTTGAATCCTTACTTCAACCACACCTTGAGTTGGATGCGACCTTGTTACAATAGCAACATATACTAAATGTGCTGGTGCATATTGTTTAACCGAAGTCCAAGCACCCGCAACAGTAGAACTTAAATAAAGTTGTGTACCATTCGCATATGCTTGAGTGTCTAAATCCGTTAAAGAACCAATTACAACAACGAATCCGTTATTCATATTGGTAATATCCGTTTGCACTACTCCGTAAGTTTGAGCAGAAGTTGCATCTCCAGTCGCTAAGGCTTTAGCAACAGTTGGTAAATTACCTTGACCGCCATTGATATAAACAACAGTTCCTTTTGTTAAAGTTGCTCCAGAGTCATTATAAACCTCTGTAATTAATCTTTCAGCTTCATTTGCAACAGTTGGGAATGTAGCTAAAGAGCCATCACCCCTTACATATTGAGCCGTTGTACCCGCACCCGTTACCGCAATCGTTCCGTTAGCCGTTAAAGGGCTATTAGTAACAGTAAAAGCACTCGGCATTGAAAGTCCAACAGAACTTAATTTAGTATTTAACGCATTCTGTAAATCCGTTTGATTGCTTAATGTTCCTGTAATCGCACCCCATACTGCATTATTAGCAGCTATTTCAACATAAATAGAACCCGTCCATCTGTAAACCTTATTGTTATCTAAAGTTATATATATTTTACCCGTTTCGCCTATCGCAGGCAAAGCAGCATAATTAGCAACCTCTACAACATCGTCAACATACGAAGGTAATTGACTTGAAGGCACTTTGCCATCGCCTCCTAATGTAGCTACTCCATTAGCAGCACCAAAAGGAACGGAAGCTATTACCCCGCTATTGCTTTTTAAAACTCCTGTTGCTAATCCTGTAATTGTCAATCCCCCGATAGCTATTGGGTTAGTTGTAGTTGCTCCGTTATCTGTAACCTGTTGTAAGTTTGCAGCAGTACCTATTAAAGTAGAAACTTGTAACCAAGTAATTTTTTTACTTACCCCTGTAATCGGATCGCCTATAATTGTTAAATCAGTAGATTGCGGCGCAACATTTGTCGCTAACTGATTAATTTTTTTTGATTCCATTAATAAGTATAATTTGTAGGTACTTGACACCTGTTGTTTATAAATGGTAGATTCAAAGTAATATCACACTTGACACCTGCTAAAAAATCGGGATCGGATTCCGTAAAATATGTAATTGGAATATTATCCCCGCACGTCCAAGTAACTATCCCATAGTCCTGTGGGTATCTTAACTGCGCAATAAAATCTTGTGCAACTAATGTTTGATCTGATAAAACTTCCGTTTCGTTTGTTTCCTCTGATAGCATCCTATCCATAAAGTAAAAACTTAAATTGTAGTCTATTTCCTTAGCACCTATCGTTGCACCTGTTAACGTAAAAAACATAGCAGGATAAGTAACCTCGCCATTGCTTAATCGTTCCCAGACATCGCCAAAATAAACAAAATTAATTTGTTCGTGGTCGTTTCCTATCTTTGTCAGTTCGTTGACTATTTGGTTTAATGTCATTCTTTTTTGCTTTTTCCAAATAAACTTTTAGCTTATTTTGGTTTTTTATAGTTACTTGTTTACTCATATTAGCAGCATCCAATATTACCTTGATACCTTTCCTCGAAAGTTCTTTTACGTTTGCCATCGTAATCATCATCATTGCAACAAGCATCTCCTAAATACATTGAAACTGTGTACCCTTCATTATCCGGTTTGATTGAATCAATGCCCGATCCAAAGTTTAAGTAATTAGGATACAAAGCATTGTTTTGTTTTAGATATTTAATTAACCTTTGCTTGTAAAATTCTGCTCTTGCCTTGTATCTATTTGCAACGTCGATCATATCTTGCATCGAAGGGTTTTCCTGATTCTCGCCTGACTTTCTTAAAAGCCCTTTGTTATAAAACTGAAAAGACAACCCCTGTGGTAATTCCGACATTACAAAATAGATTAATGTATCCACAATATAATCGTCTAATAAAGTCGTCTGTAAATTTGTGTATGTATTGGTATCGACCGCCGTTTGTAATTCATTATAAAGCGCTGATCCTAAAGCAGGCAAAATATACATATCTTGCGCCGTCTTAATTTCAGGCAATACTAATTTTTCATCGACGTTGGCGTGCAATCCTGTTCTGTCCTTAATCGACTGAACTGATATAAATAAAGTGTTCTTGCTCATTATTTTTTTCTTGTTACTATGTTTGAAACCCATTGATGCCTGCAACTTGGTTCGTGATCATTTGTTCCCGGCTTTGTGTACCAACCGCCTTTACGATCCCATACCGAATACCCTAATCTTGCACTCATTAACTCTATTTCGGAACGGCTATAAACCTTGTTTGCTTCTAATAAAGCCACACAAAAAGGACGGCTTGTATCAATATCCGATTGACTAAATCCCGCTTTCCATTCATAGGAATATCTAATCATCAATTCCGTTGTCTGTGGTTTAATCTTTTCTAAAATATCCTTCAATGGCTCGGTCAATGTATGCTCCGTAATTACATTTTCGTCAATGCCTGTACCTATTGTGTATTGGTTGGGTTGGATATGCCCGTTATCAATCAATGTTTTAATCACTTGATTGATAGTATCCACGCTTTGATCTAAGGTTGTAGCTAAGACTTGAGGCGTTATTCTTTTATCCTTTGCCATTAAATCTAATACATTAGCCTGTAATTGGTTTACCTCTGCAAATAGCTGATATTCGGAATCGTCATTAAAGCGCGTTTTAGACTTCCAAATATTATAATTACCCTTGTCCTCGCCAAATTCAAAGAACACGCTAAAATCGTCCTTAAATTGCGCAGATTGGACAACTGTAACCGGTTCCTCTGGGGCTTGGTATTTAGTCATATCGATTCCCGCCTTTTCAAGCAACCATTCTTTAGGTGCAATTTCCTTTAAAAGGTTTTCTGTGAACTCAAACCCGATCGGCTCCGTTGGGATAATATGTAATTCCGCGTCCTCAATACCTCTGTACTTAAATAACATATTGAATACACTTTCAAGGTGCATCTGCTTACTATTAACGTAAGTATTTTTAAATATTTCGTACCCGTCGCGCATTTCCGAACGGCTGCCTAATTTACCCGCCTCTGCAATACCAAAAATAGATGGCGTTGTAATCTGATGCCCTGAAAAGATATTAGTTTGAATCAAAGAATCCACGCGCCCAAAGTCCTCTTTTGTAATATCTGAAGTTCCTAAATCATCAACGATAGGCTTTCTTGCGCTATCATTTACGAAAGCTAAAATAAACTTCTTGCCGTCTGATCCGCTAAATCTATTTGTGAAACGTTTTTCAATGTTACGCTTTTCATCGTCCGAAGGCTCGCCATTTGGCAAAGTAATTAATTTACTTGCGCTGAATCCTGTCTGTGCATTGCCTAATACGTGCTTAGATATTTCAATATCTGATTCAATGTAATTAAGCGCACCAAAGTAACCCGGCAATGAATAGTAACCCATATTTGGGCGGTATTCTTTTATGTAAAGGATTTGCTTGCCGTATGGATTAGTAGGGTTGAAAGCGGGGTAAACCTCTGCCTTTTCTGCCCTATCAGCCCAATCCTCTTTATACCAAAATTGTGTATTGTCTTTATTAGTACGAATCTTTGTATAATCACAATGCCAAATTTCGCTTAATTGACCTGTTACTGAAAATATAATTTCCAAATAATAACCTCCAAATAACTCGGCATCCAAAGATACCTTCCTTGTTAGATCCTCAAGGCTTTCCATTCTATTAACTTTGTCAATAAAAGGCTTTGCTTGCTCGCTTCCTGACCAACCATTTGCAGTAATGTAGTGAACCTTGCTTTTTATGATAGCGTTATGCTTTGCTGACTTGTTAAAAAGTTCAACTAAGTAATTCGGGTAATCGTTGCGATCGCCATACTGAATATATCCTTCGCCTTTCTTTTCTTTAAATTCAGGCTGCTTGGCTTCTGCAAATGTTAGTACTCTTAAATCCATTATTGTCTTATTTTATAAGTGTCCGTTGTAGTATATTCCGTGAAATTGAAAGGCGTTCCGACTAATTCCATTATCCCTGATTCTAATAAATTTAAACCAGCAGGGTTAAGATTAGACGTGCTTGCCTGTTCATATATATCGTAATCATATTGACCATTCAAAGCAGTAGCAAAGTTAGTATTTGTAACGATACTAAATTCATTGTATCTGTCCTTATATTGACTTACGTCTGTATTGTTTAATTGAATAAACTTTACTTCTGTATTGGCACTTCTATTTGTAAATACAAAAAGATAGTTAGGATTTGTTAGCAACTGCTTTTCAGTTAATGTTAAAATAATGCTTTGGGTTTGTCCCTTTGTTAACCTAATCATATAACTATATAGCTAAAAAGCTAATTTGTTGCATATGCCTTAATAAAAAACCGCCGAACCAATGAAGGAACGGCGGCAAACCTATAAACCTATGAAAAAACTTATCCAGCAGTTGTCAAGACAGAATAAACCGCTTGTGCAACGCTTGGTGCTAATGCAGCTTCCGATCCTGTAAAGGTTAAAGCAAATCCGCTTCTGTCACCTTGAGCAGTACCCGTGCCAGCAGTACCAGCAGTTAAATCCAATCCTCTTGTTTTACCAAGATACCAATAATTGCCGTTTGAATCTTTTACTACTGCAATCAAAGTATTCTGTGCAAGTAATAAAATTTCGTTTCTTGTAGCAGTTTGTAATTTATTCAAGACTACCATTAACTCTTGAGCATAGAATACAGTTCCATTTTGTACGTTTGTAGTGATTGTTTGATTCATCATTGATGTATCCTTCACTTGCTCGTATTTGTAGAATCTTTTACCTGTTGCTTTTGTTAATGTAGTAATTACTCCGCTTGCTTCGGTTGTCGCAGTTACGTTTGCTGCTTCTATAAAATACACTTCCGTAACACCGCCTAAACTATCGCGGCAATCTAAAGTGTATCCTGATGTTAATGCACAAGCCATTGTAAATTAATTTAATATTTTTAAAAAAGGGGGATATTTCACCCCCTTATAATTATGCTAAGATAAACTTAACGATCTCGTCAGGGAACGCTACGTTTACACCCATTTTGAACTCACTTACAAAACGAACTTGATCAGCTTCTTTTGCGTAGAAAATTTCAAACTTCTCCTCTTCGTTCAACAAATCTGTTCCTAAGAACAAGTTAGATAAACGCATTGCGTAAACCTTGTTAGTTCCGTTCAAGCCTGCAAGTGCTACAACTTTAATCATAGTACCTGGTAATACGAACTCGCTATCAGCTTTTACGTCAATTTGGTAAAAGAATGAACCGCTATTTTTAAGCGCGATTGTGTAAGTACGGAATAAATCTTGACCGCAGAAAATAGTCATATCATCAGCAGCTACTACTTTCGCAGGGATTGCTTGATATACGCCATCAAAAATGCTGATTACATTCGCAGCAGTAATAGAACTTAAAGGCGCACCTGAAATGTAAGTAGAAGCGTTAGCAGCTACAACTCCAGAAGCAGCACCGATTAATTTTACTAAGCCGTCAAACTTATTCAAGTTTACGTTAACGCTTGTAGTATCACCTTGCCATAAAGAAACTTCTAATTGCTCAGCGATTGTTTTTGCTTTCTTATTAGCAAATTCTTGCTCGAAAGGAATAGAATCATACATTGATCCTGTTGGTAATGCCTTTTGTAAGTACTTAGATTCTAAGTCTTTAGGACATAATGATTCGTTTACTTTAATTTTACCAACTGTTACTGTTCTTTGAGTAAAAGTTGTAGAACCAGATGCAGTAAATCCGCAAGATCCACCTGCTTGGAAAATCGCGTCTGTGTCCATATTGTTGATAGTTTCAGCGCTCTTTACGCCTACCATCACGTTACCTGCACTCTTAATTAAGGCTGCAGTCTTTGCACCTAATACAGAATCAGTTACCAATAAGGCTTCGTTTTGCTCTGTATAAGCGGCTAATGTTGATACGTCAAATCCCATTTTATTTAATTTTTATTGTTTAAAATTGCGTTTCTATATTTTTCTAATCTTTGTTCTTTAATGCCTTTTGTATTTACAAACTCATTAAAGCTATTTGGTTTTTTAATAGGATCTTCGCTTGGCGTATTTGAAAGTGCTTCGATTAATTCAGCTACTTGTGCAAATCCTTGCTTAACCTTATTTTCTAAATCCAAAACTTTTGCGTCAGATGCGTTTTTAGCTTCAACCAATTCAGCAATCTTTGCTTCAAATTGTTCTGCCATATCTGCCATCTTTTTATCTTTGTAATCTGCTCCTGCTTCAACTTCTGTATCCACCTCTGGGCTTGCTTCAACTTCTTTAGCTTCGATTGCAGTAATTACTCCGTTCTCGTCTAAGGTAATTTGTGTTCCGTCCATTAAGTCGTGGTCTCCTGCTGGTGCTGGTTGTCCTTCAATAGTTACTACTCCGCCAACCTCTAAAGCTGAAATTTCAACCTTAGTTCCGTCCATTAAAGAATATTCTGCCATTTCAACCTTAGTCTCGTCAACCATAGGATTGTTAGCTTCGTCTTCTTTAACAGGCGCAGCGTTGTCTTCAAACAAAGCCTTAATTTTTAAAATTGCTTCCTGTGCGTTCATACTTTTTTTATTATATAGTTAAAAAATAAATAGTTTATCACTTAACCTGTGACAATATTTTTTTGATTGCATCAACCATAGACGCAACCTTGTTCACTTCCTTCGGTTTGTAGGTAAATAATCCCTCTACGCTGAAACCCATAATTTCGCCACTTTTTACTTTAGCCCAAGCCTCGTCATTATCCACAATCATAGATCCGAACCAGCTTCCCTCCGGTGCATCCTCAAATCCTTTCATTGGCATAATGCCTCTTGTAGTATCGGAAATAAAACTTTCAAATAAAGTTACTCCTTCAAATTGTGCGCTTGAATTATGCATTAAGTTTACATTGCTTTGGAATCCTTTTTTAAAGAATTTTTGAACAATCTTAAGAATAGTGTCGCGACTAAAAGCAACATAGTAATCGCCGTAAGTAGCGTCAGACCTAAAAATAGGCGTGTCAGCCAACATAATAGCGCCCGAAATAATGCGACGATCTTCATTTATTACCTCAAATTTTTGGGTTTTATTAAATGCGTTCCAATTCTTTTGTATTGCAGGACGATCTACTAAAGCAATAAAATCCACTTGTGAATCATCTTCTATGCTATCCGTAATGTCCAACATATAAATAGGTATCTCTGTATTCATATCTTTAAATAGTTTATTTGTGAATATTTATCGTTTAACTAAATCTTGCTCTTTGTCTTATAGCTGCCATTCTTTGTTGGTTACCTGTTACGTCTGTTTCAATTACGTATGCCCTGACTGCTTGATTTCCTAAATCATTAATTGATTGTCTGCTTATATTTGTAGTCTGTGCTTGTGGTAATTGCGGAATCATTGGTGCTTGCGTTGAAATTGAAGGTGCAGAACTTGATCCTGTGCCACCATTTCCCGCTGAATTAATTTGCTGGATACCTTGTGCGGATGCCGCAATAACAGAAGCGATTGATAATGCACCTGCTATTCTTGCTGGTATATATGCAGGGTTTGGAATACTTGGCGGCAATATTGGTGGGATGCTATTCATTTGTGTAATAATCTTAGCAATGGCAGCACCCTTTTCGATTAATAACCCAGCTATTGCTACTGTCTTATTCTTGCCTGCAATTTGTCCCAATAAATTACCCGCTTGTTCTGCAAACCCAATATATTGTAATTGCATTGCAGTTTGTGCATCCTTCTCTGCTTTTTTACTTGCAGTAATATCCTTATCAATATCTTGTTCTTGCTTTGCATACTTAGCAATAATTTCTAACCTTTCTTGTTCAGTAAGTTCTAAGTTAGATAATTCTATTGCTTTTTGTTCTGCTATATATGCTTCCTTATTTGCAAGTCTTTGTTGGTCGTCTTCAAAATCAAAATCTAATAGTTCATTTTTATAATCTAAATCTGTAATTAAATTCTGCATATTTTGGAAATCTAATTCCTTTTTTTTCTTTGCCTTCTCCTCGTCAATTTCCATTAACCTTTGTTGCAGTTGAGTATCAAACTCCTCGTAAGCCTTAGCATCTGCTTTAGCTTTCTCAAGCCTTTCCTTTTCATCTGCTGCTCTTTTATCTGCTGCATCTTTTCTCTCTTTAGCCGCAGCTTCATTTGCTTTTTTAATTCTATTAGCTTCGTTTAATTCCAATACTTGCAACTCTGTATTTAAATTAGCTCTGGCTTGTAATTCCTCTTGCGTTGAACCTTTTACTAACTTAATTTGATTGCTAATTCTTATTTTCTTTTGCTCATATATTTCATTTTCTTTGCCACCTTGCGCTTCTAAAATCTTAATTTGATTATCTATTGCCTTATTAGAAGTTTCTAAAGCGAATTTTAATTCATCTTGCGCTCTTGCTGCTTCGCTTGTAACTCCTATAAAATCAGTAATTCCTTGTACTATATTTTTAATTTTATTGCCAAACTCAACTAAGCCTGGAAATAAATTAATTAAAGTTTCTTTTACTTTCTCAAAGTTAGCTATCAATAAACCTACTCCAATTGCTAATGCACCTACTCCCGTTGCTATAATTGCACCTCTTAATGTACTAAATGCACTTACAACCTGTGTTTTAATTACCGCGCCTAATTGCTTAAATGAATCAATACTTTCGCCGACCGCTTGCAATCCTTGCGAAATTGCCATAGCAGACTGAACCTTTAATAAAGTTTTTTGTACGTCTTCCGATTCCTTTCCGAATAAAACCATTGCACCTTGAACTGCGCCAAAGCCACCTGCAACCCCTGATAGTGAAGCGGTTAATGCCTTAAACTTAGCATCTGGATTAAATGCGTCAACCAATGCTTTTGCATCACCAATCCTGTCCCTTAATACTGCTGCTCTTTTTGCCGCCTCAATAGCTTCCTTTGATGTAGCACCAAACTTTTCAGATAACGCGACTACTTCTGCCTGCGCTTCCCTTAATTGTTTTTTAAGTGTTCCGACTGACCTATCCGCTTGATCGGTATTTACATTTATATTAAGATCTAAATTTTGTGCCATTATAAAAAATATTTTGTTTCAATAACCTTTAATAAACTAATTTTTGTTGTCTTGTATTCCATTGGGTTAAACCCGTCTACTTTATTAAGCCTAAATAATACCCCGTCAATCCAATAAAACTGACTAAAGTCTAAATTCATAATGTCAACTGTATCTAATAAAGCCGAACAAGTTAATAGCTTTGAATCTTTACTTGTTATTTCCGCTATATATTCGCTATGATACGCATTAAAAACATTAGTCGTAGGATATGTATTGATATTAAATTGTATTTCAAATGGCACCCCGAAATTAATATCATTCGTAGGCGTAAATGGATTGTCTAAATGCCCCCCATATCCATAGGTTGTAACACTATCAAGCACTGATAAACTATTTAAAATATTATAACTTGTTCTGCCTGTTATCTTTTTAGCTTGCATTATCCTGATAACACAATCCATTGAATTCTCTTTAGTATTGTTATCTGATACCTTATAAATAGCAGGATATATTTTATCCGTTCCGGTCTTTTGGTATAAAACACTTGGCGCAAATATTACGCTTAAACTTTCTGTTTCTTTGCTAAAATCATAATTAGTATCATAGATCCTATCCCCGTAGCTTTCTTGATATTTTTTATTGTAGTTTTCATTGTAAAAATCGTTATCCTCTTTGAACTTATAATGAAAATATCTTGCGTTTAATTCACTCATTGGCTTGATGCTCAAAGGTTTAGCCCTATCTATTTTGTTAGACCAATCCAATGCCGTTGCACTTGTTTCTGGATAAAAGTTAATAAATGGTTTTATCAATATCTTTTTATCGTCCCAAGTATCTTCATAGACGTACAAATTAAACATTTTTGTAATGCTTAAAAAGAAGTCTCTTTGAAAAATACCTTTTGGAATTGTATCATTAACAAATAATGCATCCCCATACGCTACGTTTACCGGCACAAAAGAATCCGAGAAAAAAGAAACTTCGCCCTCTGTTATTGTGATAGGTGGATCGTCTCTATTAGGTGCCGTATTGGTAAACCTAAAACTAATTGCATCGTTTGTTACAATTAATAATTCAAACTCACCACCGACGCCAACTCCACCTGAAAAACTTTCTGAATAAACGCTTGCGCCATTTTTTAATATATAAAAATTACCGCTTGTTGCGTCCCCTGAAAATGAATAAATCATTTTTAAGTTTATAGAAGTTGCGCCTACGTAAGTAAATACGCTATTTGATGAACTTGCAACTAATCCCGATCCTGTAACTGTTGTAAATCTATAAAGACTTGTTCCTGTAATTTCGAAGTCTGTTGTCCTTGTAGCTACCGGAAAATTGCTTGTAGTCTTGGTTAAACTCTTTTGATTATGCGGAATTATAAGCCTATTAAATAGTTCTTGATCCCCTGCTAATAAATCTAACGTATAAGAATAATCGGTTCCCGCAAATATCTTTTCTAAATATTCAGCTACATATAAAGCCGGGCGGTATGCCGTTACTTGAAAGTTTACTTTGTCCGTGCTTACATTTCCGTAATCAATCAATGGGTAAAAATATCCTGATCCTGCAACGCTATCCCAACTTGCTTTAATATTAGCTACATTATAAACGTGATCGTATTCGCTAAAATCTAAGTCTGTTAATCTTTTGTTTCCTAATGCAGTCATAAAACCGCCCAATTCCCCAAACACAGAACATTGATATTCAATAGTTTTATCATCAATTACTATTTCCAATATCCTTAAAGTTCCTTTAAATATTTGGATTTTATCAATAAATATTTTACAATTAGCTTGTTTCGAAGCATTGAAATTGTAGTTAACATTTGGTAAATTATCGTCCGTATCATTCGCATTTCCTAAATCAAAAATAAAGCCAAATATTTTATTGTTTGTAGCCGTACCCGTTATGGATATTGTTTTACTATAATTTGTGTTTTTACTGCCAAAGTCAGTAATATCATCAATCGTATATGTAAACTCTGTACTAATATCTTGAACTAAATCAAGTCTATAATCTTCTATGTATATTTCGGTACTAATCATTATCTAAATTGACTATTTGTGTATTTGCCTACTTCTATTTCAATTTCAAAATTAAATAGCTTATCGCTTACTTCTAATTTATATTCATAATTTGTATCTGCTATCGTTACAGGGAAATAAGCACCTTGCACCTCCATATAACAAATACTGCTCGCTACTAATTGCGCAAGCCATTCATAATCCTGTTGGCTAACCCAATCGCTTATTAGCTTGTATTTATCCGTATGCTGAATAGCGTAGTTTAAAGTCGTTTCATTGTACTTATTGTAAACGTCGTTATTAGTCATTTGATTGCCTGTTAGCTGCCAATCATTACGCCTGTATGAAGCCCTTTTAAATTGGCTTGACCTTTTATTGACCAATGCAAATTTCATAGTATCCCAGCCGCCTAATCTATTAAGGAAATGTAAATTGTATTGCTTAAACTTAGGATAGCACTTTTGAATAAACTTTAGCTTTCTTGATTCAGCCGCCCCTATTTTTAAATAAACATTGTACCCATATGTGTTCTCTGTTACTAATGTTCTGCCTGCAAAAGTATTGATATGCCCCGCTTGACAATTAAATAGATTCATCTGCCCTGTCAAGGTTACGCTTCCGCTTGCCGTATCGATAACCGCACCGCTTGCATTTACAACATCTACAATCGCATTATAAGTTCCCGCAGTTATTTTTAAATAAGTAGCATAAAAATTATCGCCGTATTCTAAGACAATGTTATCAGTGTCCCTTTCTGTCAACCAATCATCCGTGTAATTTTCTAAAAGTAAATTATCGTAATAGTCAGATAAAACCAAAGGCGTGTTATTATTTACAAATAGAATATCCGCAAATAAAGGTGGGTAGTAATTATAAGCACTTAAATTGCCGGAAGCTAAATTATAGTTGCTGATTGATCCTGAAGCGTTAAGATACTCCTCGCCTATCCTTACTTGATAATCGACCTTGATCTTATTGTTAGTAGCTACAAGGATTGAATTGCCTGAAGGCTCAAAATAGTTTTGAACGTATGCCCTAACCACAGGACTTGAATTGTAAATCCCGTAACTACCCTCTGCGCTTGGTGCTGGATATATCTTTGTTCTGCTAACCTGTGCGCCATCTATGAATATATCATAAATAAACTTAAAGGAAGTTTCGCCCACATTTGTAGAACTCGCTACAAACCAAAGGTCGTCGTGCATACTGCTATAAGTTGCTGGGCTACTTTGTATTGTTATTGCCATCTTTTATTTCGTTTGCTATTTGTGTAATTTTTATTTCAACGTCAAATCCTAATGCTGCATTCATAACCTTTTGGAACTCATTGCCAAATACGCTATCCCTTGCGTTGTCAAAATACCTCGTAGATCTTAATCCGTCCCTATGTATTTTTCTTGCTATTGCATATTTTAAACTTTTCGTCCCTTCTGTTGCTTTCAGTTCTACGCCCAGCTTAGTATATTTTTTAATTTGTACTGCTTTTTTCTTGCTATATTTTAAAAATCCTTCGACTACTGAAATCGGAATAGCTTTTTTATTGCTCTTAAAAGCGTATGGCGTTTTAACATCTGCCTTTATGTTTTTAGTTCCCTTTACGCCCTGATTCACAAAATCCCAATACTTAGATGCAGGGGTATTTTTAGGATAACCCATTGTCAAGGTATAAGTCTTGCCAAATTGAGTAACCTCAAAAGCTAAGTTATTCTCTATATTACCCGAAGCAATCGAATTATTTTTATTCAAATTATCGATAGCCTGTTGCTGGAACTCTGCGCCATATTTTAGAAGCATTGCTTCAATTACGGGCATATCAGGTGTCGTAGTCTTTTGTTGCCCTAATGTGGCTAAAAATCCGTCTGCTATCGCTTTTGCCTGTGCTTGACTAATACTCATATCAATAAATAGACAAACGTCTTAAATATACCGCACAAAAAACCCCCACCATATCGGCAGGGGTAAACCACAAAACTATAATTGCCTATGTAATTCCCGATCGTAATCCGCCTTTGCTTTTAAATAAGACAATGTATTTAAAGCCTCTATTGTTAATCTGTTGTAAACTTGCTCAACTCTGATATTTTCGTGGTCGGCAATAAGTTTGGCTGAATAATGCCATCCAAAATACTGCATAAATCTGTTACCACTTGGCTGCATTGGGCTTTCGTCTGCCCTGTCATCATCATCTTGGCTACCAAATAATCCCTTGTAACCTCGATCCAATTTCTGAATACTTGATAAAAAAAAACCAGCGAAAAATAAACGTCTTGGAAATTAGCTTGTAAAATATCTTCTGCATAATCTTCGTGCATTGATGCGTCGTATTTATCATCAACCCATAATCCAAGCCAATTCCTTTTTTGTGGCATTACCATTGTAGCCCCTAATTTATGCAGGTTCCCGTATATATCCCCGACGAATGCTTTGCTTTCTACGTACCTCCCGAATGGCATCCTTGTAACATCATAAATAAGTCGGTATCTTTTGCCGTTTACCTTTAAAACTTTTATGGGCTTTCCTTCTGGCATCGTATTTAAAAAATCCAATTCATTTAGCTTTGCCTTATATTCCGCTTGCGTTAAGCTATCGACTTGGTTTTCAGTCATATTGTAAACAATGCCTATAAGTTTATAGGACTTTTCTATTTCGTCCTCTTTATTTGCAAGGGTTTTTACAATATTCTGATATTGCCAAACGCTAATGTTATTCCATTTCATAGCACGAAGTTACTAAAAGTTCCTGAATATCATCGTCGGATTCTAACATTTCATCAATCTTATTAAGTACGTCTGCGCAAGTAAAGGGCTGCCCTGTCTTGCATTGCTGATCCACCCAATCCCGAAGTTTAATTAATTGTTTCATATTATTTTAGTTTAATCAATCCATTTGCCGTGCTTTCTAAGATGCCAAAATCTGTGCTTTAATACTTCAATAACTAAAGCAAAAAAGGTATCGGCTTCGTACATTCCAGCATCACAAATTAATTTAAATTTTGGTTTCATATTATAAATTTTTTTAGTCCGTTTGCGCTTGTCATTATTGCCTCCGCCCTTTGCGTAAGGCTTTCAATCTGGCTTTCTAATTCCGCCCGATCCTTTGTGCAATAGTATCCGTTTGACGTACCCATTAAAGGCAGGATGCTTTCTGTCCTGATAAAATTAACTATTTTCCGAAGACGTGGCTCGCTGAATAGCTTGATGCCTAATTTATCCCTTTGGCTATTGATCGCGCTTACAATATCCGCGCCCTTGATTGGATTGTCTTTTGTCTTAGTACTTAAGCCCTTGATAATTACAGGGACAAGTTTCTTTTCGTCCTCTGTCATTTCCTTTGTTATTTCCTCAAAGTTAGTTATCATAATATAAGTTTTAAGAAACGTCCGCCATTGCTAAATTAACCATTTTTAATTGGATCTTCAAATCTTTTACTTCCTTTTCTTTTAATCCTAATTCCTTTTCAATCTTTGCAATCCTTTCAATAAGTAACTCATTTTCAAGGCGAAGCATATATTCTTGCCCCATCAAATAATTGTTCTTAGTCATAAAATAGGTTTTAAAAAGCCGCCCAAAGTTTCCAGTAATTACTATTTATTGTTTTAAATATTTAATTGCTTCAGGCGGCGTAAGTTTATAATGCCTTTAGTTTGTCTTGTTCGATTAAAGAATCGGTTTCCCTATCTTGTTGTAATTCGTCTTGAGGCGTTTCCTCGTCCTCGTCCTCGTCTTCCCAATCGCAATGCTCTAAGCAATCAGGACAAATGTCAATTTCATCAAAGTTTGTATGCGCGCCGCAGCAGGTTGAATATGGCATAGTTTATAAATTTTCTATTAAAGCCGTTAGTAATAAAGCGCTGCCCATTATATACCAGAACCATTTTCCGGATAGGCTTTCAGCTTTGTATTGCTCGTTTCTTTTTTCCTGTAAGGATTTTAATCTGTTCATATTGGTTTGTTTTGGTTTATTATATCATTTCAATTTGGTAACCTAAAGATAAATACTTGTCAATTTTAAATTGCAATAATTCTTTAGTAAATTCTGTACTTGGTATTAAGATTGTAACCCAATCTTGAGTAGTACCTTGCTTGTAAATTTTAAATGCTTTTTTCATAGTTGTTTTGGTTTTGTTATACAAATATATACCTTTTATACATATTCTATACATATAATCCCCCTTTTTTCTAAATAAAATGTTAAATTTTATAAGCCTTTGAAAATGAAATAGTTATGTAATTAAGCAAAAGCGTAACGCCCTGATCCCCTTTTAAGGTTATGATTCTGCCAAGCTAAAGCCAAAGCCATAACGCAGTCATCGTGGAATCCTGAAGGCGCGGAATACCGAACCCCGTTAGCCGTGAATTGATATTCAAATATATCTAACTCGTCAACAATTACCCCCTCCGGATAGCCTATCTTGCCCTGCTGGATTGCTTGCGCTAATCCCTCCATTAATTGTTGCTTCGATTGACTTGTAAACTTTAAACCCTCTATGTTTATGCCCTCCCTTTTTAGATCCTCAAGGATAGGATCGCCAACGCCCGTGCTATCCGCTAAAATAGGCGCAATAGGGAGCCTTCTAATTGTTTCCTTAGTATTATGCCAATCCATTTGAAAGCGGTCAAAATAAGCCACGTTGCCCCCATTATCAAGCCCTATGATAACAGTGAAGTCAACTGACTTCGCAAGGTCAATCCCGTATGATACGATTTGCTGACTTGATACAGGACGGATACAATTTTTAATATAGGCGTTCCCGAATGGGTTTGCGCTATTCTCCGAAGGGTTTGCTAAATACTCTTGTTCAAATACAACCTCCGGTAACTGCAATCGTGCCTCGTCTATTTCCCTTGTATTGATATATGGATTGTCATAGGTACTGAATTTAAAACTTTGCCAATCATTCTCGCCCTGCTTCATAAACATTGAGTAAAAGAAGTTCTTGCCCCTGGGCGTGGATAGGAATACCGCCTTACCTTCATAATCGGTT